CAATTTGATAGCGCACCAACTTGTACTGGGCTACTTCTATCAGGTATATTGTTTAATCCTAATTGACCATAATTATTTTTACCCCAAGACCATAATGTTCCATCTGTTTTAATTGCTAATGTATCGCCATATCCACAAGAAACTTTACTCCAATTTGATAGCGCACCAACTTGTACTGGGCTATATCTATCTGTTGTATTAGATAATCCTAATTGACCATTACCATTCCAACCCCAAGACCATAATGTTCCGTCTGTCTTGATTGCCGTTACATGGGCGTAAAAGCCAGAAATTTGACTCCAATTGGATAGAGAGCCAACTTGTACTGGACTATATCTATTCGTTATATCAGAGAACCCTAATTGACCATAAACATCATTACGACCCCAAGTCCATAATGTTCCATCTGTCTTGATCGCTGCGTTATATTCATACCCGCTAATAATTTGGCTCCAGTTGGATAAAGTTCCAACTTGTACTGGGCTATATCTATCAGTTGTATCAGATAATCCTAATTGACCATAAAAATTATAACCCCAAGTCCATAATGTTCCATCTGTTTTAATCGCTGCTGTATGATCATATCCGCTACAAACTTTACTCCAGTTACTTAAAGTTCCAACTTGTACTGGGCTTGATCTATTGACTTGATCGGATAATCCTAATTGACGAAAACTATTTAAACCCCAAGTCCATAATGTTCCATCTGTTTTAATCGCCGCTGAATGATTTTCTGCGCAAGAAACTTGACTCCAATTTGTAACGCTTAAAGGGGTCGGAACTGAAGGCAAAAACCGATAATTTCTACCAACTTCCCAAAGAGTGCTATCGTTTTTTATTATATAATTTGAATTATTTTTTATACCGTAATATTGAGTCATTTATACTCCATAAACTGCTTTTGTAGGAAAAGGTACTGTATCAAACAATCCTAATTGACCTAGATTATTATAACCACAAGTCCATAATGTTCCGTCTGTTTTGATCGATGCTGTATGAATATTTCCGCAAACAACTTGACTCCAGTTACTTAAAGTCCCAACTTGCGTCGGGCTAAGTCTCTGCGTTAAATCAGATAACCCTAGTTGACAGTTACTATTGGCACCCCAAGTCCATAATGTCCCGTCTGTTTTGATCGCTGCTGTATGATACTGACCGCAAGAAACTTTACTCCAGTTAGATAAAGTTCCGACTTGTACTGGACTCAATCTATTAGCTGTATCAGATAATCCTAAGTTACCAAAAAAATTATAACCACAAGTCCATAATGTTCCGTCTGTTTTTATTGCTGCTGTATGATGCCGTCCGCTAGCAACTTGACTCCAGTCGGATAGCGTACCGACTTGTACTGGGCTTGATCTATTAACTGCGTTAGCTAACCCTAATTGACCGCTAGAATTCTGCCCCCAACTCCATAATGTTCCGTCTGTTTTAATCGCTGTTGTATAATATCTCCCACCAGAAACTTGACTCCAGCTGGATAGCGTGCCAACTTGTACTGGACTCGATCTATTCGTTAAATCAGATAATCCTAATTGACCTTGATCATTTGCACCCCAGGACCATAATGTTCCATTTGTTTTGATCGCTGCTACATAATGCTGACCGCAAGCAACTTGGTTCCAGTCGGATAGCGTACCAACTTGCGTTGGTCTTAATCTATTTGTTAAATCAGATAATCCTAATTGACCATAACCATTATAACCGCAAGTCCATAATGTTCCGTCTGTTCTAATTGCTGCTGTATGTTGAACTCCACCAGCAACTCGGTTCCAGTTGGATAGCGTACCAACTTGTACTGGGCTTGATCTATTAACTGCGTCAGATAACCCTAATTGGCCAGAAACGTTATAACCCCAAGTCCATAATGTTCCGTTTGTCTTAATCGATGCTGTATGAGACTCTGCTCGAGAGATTTTACTCCAGTTAGATAAAGTCCCAACTTGTATCATAATAGATTTAGATGTAGTAATAGCTTGCGCCCACGCAGCAGTTTGTGGAGTATTTTCTAAAGCACCGAAGGCTCCCCGAATATACGTTTGTGAAGTATTAGCTCTATTGGAAAATATTATTGCGCTTGGTAATACAGCAACTATATCAGCAAAATTATCTAAATCAAGTTTTGGAAGATTTAATACTGCATTACCAGCATTAAATGCATTACCTACATTTAACGCGTAATATCCAGAAGAACTAATATTATTTTGACCAAATACAACAGTTTTTCTACTAGAAATATTTAACGTTTCTATTGGAAAATAATTTATATCATTTGCATTAATATAAGTATAATCTAAATCAACAGAATTTAGTTTATAATTAGAACTCATTTAAATATCACTCCTGCTGAATAATTTTTAACTTCTACTTTAACAGCAGTATTTATCAATCCAATTCTAACTGGGCTACTTTTATTTGCTGTATCTCCTGTTCCTAATGCGCCATATTGATTATTACCTAATGCCCATATACTTCCATCTGTTTTTGTAAATAAAGTTGAATCTAAATTTGTAGAAACTGAATTCCAAGTATCTCCAGTAACTGATTTTTTTACTATGTTAGTATAAATTGTATAATCACCTAAGTTGCCAGAAGTATTCATACCCCAAGTCCATAATGTCCCGTCTGTTTTGATCGATGCTGTATGATATTGGCCACCGGCAACTTGACTCCAGTTAGATAGCGTGCCAACTTGTACTGGACTTGATCTATTTGTTTGATCAGATAATCCTAATGTACCGTATTGATTATTACCCCAAATCCATAATGCGCCTGCCGAATTAATCGCTGCTGTATAATAATAGCCACCGGAAATCTGACTCCAGTTAGATAGCGTGCCAACTTGTACTGGGCTCAATCTATCGGTTGTATCAGATAATCCTAATTGACCACTATTGTTGGACCCCCAAACCCATAACGTTCCGTCTGTTTTAATCGCTGCTGTATGCCTCCACCCGCAAGCAACTTTACTCCAGTTAGATAACGCGCCAACTTGTACTGGACTATATCTATGAGTTTGATTAGATAACCCTAGTTGGCCATTAGAATTTAAACCCCAAGACCATAATGTTCCATCCGTTTTAATCGATGTCATATTATAATACCCGCAAGCAATTTTACTCCAGTTTGATAGCGCACCAACTTGTACTGGGCTCGATCTATCGGTTGTATCAGATAATCCTAAGCAACCATAACCGTTATACCCCCAAGACCATAATGTTCCATCTGTCTTGAGTGCTGCTTTGTATTGGCCTATCCCAGCAACTTGACTCCAGTTAGATGCAGTACCAACTTGCGTTGGGCTTGATCTATGAGTTAAATCTCCTAATCCTAATGCACCATAAATACTGTTCCGACCCCAACTCCATAATGTTCCGTCTGTCTTAACAGATACTGTATGATCATATCCAGCAACAATTTGACTCCAGTTACTTAAAGCTCCAACTTGTACTGGGCTTGATCTAGTTGCAGTATCCCCTAATCCTAATTGTCCGGAACTATTTAAACCGCAGGACCACAACGTTCCATCTGCCTTGATTGCTGCTGTATGTTGATATCCACCACAAGCAACTTTACTCCAGTTAGATGCAGTTCCAACTTGTACTGGGCTATATTTATGGGCTTGTCCATCCGGAAAATAGCTCGTATTATATCTACCAGCTTCCCATATATCATTAGTTGTATTGACTATCCATATGTTAGTATCATCCATACTAGCAGTAGATATTGATATACTGCCTATTTGTACCGGACTACTTCTATGAGTTTGATCTGATAATCCTAGCTGACCATAATCGTTTTTACCAAATACATATCCACCGTAACTATTATCTACTAACATTGCTCCATAATCTGAACAATACACTTTAGTCCAATCGCTACGAGTTCCAATTTGAACTAAACTTGAACGATAAGTTGTATCTGATATGCCTAATTGACCATAAGAATTATTACCTACAGACCAAGCTGTACCGTTAGTTTTAATTCCAACAAAATGATTTCTACCAACATCAAATGTATTCCAAGTAGATGTATAATCGCTCCAAGGTATATCTAACAATAAACCTTCCGGATATATATTACTGTTAACATCTAAACAAAAAATATCATTATTACTTGCGGCAATTTGTTTGTATGCTCTAGAAGTTGCTTTAATAGGGAAAGTTGAAATTGGAATATAATTAATTCCTAATTGACCCCAACTATTATTACCCCAAGTCCATAATGTATTATCTGTCTTAAGTGCTGCTGTATGATAAATTCCGCAAGCAACTTTACTCCAGTTACTTAAAGTTCCAACTTGTACTGGACTTGATCTATGAGTTAAATCAGATAACCCTAATTGTCCGGCAGAATTTAAACCCCAAGTCCATAATGTACTATCTGTTTTAATTGCTGCTGTTTGATAATATCCGCAAGCAACTTGACTCCAGTTTGATAGCGCACCAACTTGTACTGGGCTCGATCTATCGGTTGTATTAGATAATCCTAGTTGACCTCGATTATTAAAACCCCAAGTCCATAATGTCCCGTCTGTCTTAATTGCTGCTGTATGATAGGGTCCGGCAGCAACTTTACTCCAGTTACTTAAAGCTCCAACTTGTACTGGGCTATATCTATCTGTTATATTAGATAATCCTAATTGACCACTATTGTTGGACCCCCAAACCCATAATGTTCCGTCTGTTTTAACTACTGATGCATGATACCGCCCACAAGCAACTTGACTCCAGTTACTTAAAGTTCCAACTTGTACTGGGCTCGATCTAGAGGCTGTATCAGATAATCCTAATTGACCATAAAGATTATATCCCCAACTCCATAATGTTCCGTCTGTCTTAACAGATACTGTATGATCATATCCGGCAGCAACTTTACTCCAGTCAGATAGAGCACCAACTTGCACTGGGCTTGATCTATTGGTTAGATCTAATAATCCTAATTTACCATAAAGATTATTTCCCCAAGTCCATAATGTTCCATCTGTTTTAATCGATGCAGTATAATAAGCTCCGCCTGCAACTTGACTCCAGTTGGTTAAAGTTCCAACTTGCACTGGACTCGATCTATGAGTTAGATCAGATAAACCTAATCCACCAAAACTATTATTACCCCAAGTCCATAATGTATTATCTGTCTTAAGTGCTGCTGTATGATAATACCCATCAGCAACTTGACTCCAGTTAGATAAAGTTCCAACTTGCACTGGAATACTTCTATTAATTAAATTAATTAAAGCTCCAGATGTAAATAATTGATTTCTTTCATTTAAGAATGCTGTAGCCACACCGCTACGAACTATACTAACGCTAGTCCAATTGTATCCACTTGATACAACAACAGGACTAGAATAATTTGTCAAATTGTTAGTTCCTAATTGCCCAACATTATTATAACCAAAAACTTGCACTCCGCCTAACGGTAGATATGCAGCATAATCTAAAACTTTTGCTAGATACTGAAATGGATCATTTCCGCCTTCTTTGAATGCCATTACTTATTCTCCAACTTCTCATTTAACTCTTTAATAGCTTCTAATAAAATTCCTATTAATGCAGTATAAGCAATAGATTTAACCCCATCAACTGTATTAACTAATTCCGGCAATACGGTTTCTAATTCCTGCGCAATTAAACCGTAACTTTTATTTCCAGTAGATTTCCAATTAAAACTTACACCTTGCAATTTAGTTAAAATATCCAAAGAATTATCAATTTTTTGAATATTCTCTTTTAAATTTATATCAGAAGCAGTGTTAAAATTAGTTGCATATAATGTATTATCCCCTGAAGTATAATATAAATTTACAGTATCTACTCTAGCATCTGTCCATGTACTTGTTGAATAAGGCGAAAGACCGATATAATATGTCGTAGATGCTGCTACACTAGATAACGTAGCACCGCCGCCACCGCCACCGCTTACTATCCAACTACATGCACCAGTTGATGAATTATATGTACTACTTGGTGGAATATTAACTTGTCCAGGTAGCCATTTAAATGAGCTGTCGTCACCGTTTCTTACAACGATACAAATCCATCCAGGTCCTGGAACCCAAGTTGAGTTTTGATAATTTACAACTCTAAACTTTGTTTGGTCATATGTTGCTGACTGGCCTTCAGTGATTTGATAATAAATTGCTTCCCAACCATTTAACGGAATACCATTTGCATCGCATGTGAGTGTTGTAGTAACATTACTTGCATTATAATAAGTAACTGTGCCAGAAATTGGACAATTTATGTCAAAAAAACCACTTGCGCTTTCTTCTGGCATTTCAACCGGAATAGCAATAACCCTAGCACTCCACAAAATTCCAGTTGTTCCGGTAGTAACAGTTCCGCCACCATGTAATGAGTATTGTGCAGTTACATTTTTCCAATCAACTACTAAACTGCCACTAGCTGTAGCAAACGATGTTGCACGCAAGGTACCAGTACTCGGAGTATATGTTAATTTTGATAATGACGTTTTAACCAATGCACCGTTAGTTGGATCTGTAAACAACGGATAACACGACGAAGTAGTTGCATTATCATCAGTAAGAGATAATGCATCTTGAAATGCCATTTTGCCTAAATCAGAATTTGTTGGTATTTGATTGGGCTTAGTGCCAAGCAAATTTAACAATTTAGACATTATTCACCTGCCCATTTTCTATGTGGAGTAGTCGGGGCATCTATAAGTGGTAACGCTGCTTCTTGTTCTGCAGTTAATTCTGCTTTTGCATTTGCATGCCATCCATCGATTGGTAACATTTCTGGATATTGTAATCCATCTTCTGAAAGCAACGTTTCTCCAGTTGGTTTGTAAATTAAACCAATAACGTCTAAAATGATATTTGGTACAAACTGTGTATCACTTTTAGTACCATAAACAGGTTGAATTGATCCTAATCCTAAGTTAATAAATGTTTCTTCTAACTCAGCTTGATCAGTAAATTTTAAATAATAATTTTTCATGTTGTATTCCTTTAAAGTGTAATTGTTTGTAATTCAGTGTTACTTAGCCGTTTTGGAAAGTAGGCAATTTTTGCAATTTGTCCATTTAGCACACCGTAAATAGTTGTTGAATAACCAATTGTTAATTTATGAACAACAGGCGGAATTTGTCCAGCACTATCAGTAACTATATCGTAGTTATTTAACGAATGTGCAAAATTATCAGTTTTATAACCATACGCAGTTTTATTTACCGAAGTTAGTGATATAGTACCAACCGGATACATATCTGCATTTGTTATACCACCTGGGCTATGTGTTCCGCATGTTACATAATTTGCGCTAGTCTGAAGTAATTGATAATGATTGTAGTTCCAGTCATCTAAATAATTTAGTTCAGTAATAGTTGGGTAATTTGCAGTTGCAGTAATAGCGTATGGACGACTAAATGACGTTACAATAGTTCCTTCAGATTGTTTATACCAGCTAGAAAAGTTAGTACCTGATATTAATGGTTGATCTGCGATACGAGTAACTGACGTAGTTGCAATTACTGTATCAGCAACTCTCGACGAAGTGCCAGTTGATACATTTGGAATATAACTTGATGCACGATATGAATTTTCTTCAAATTGCGCACCCCATGCATACACATAATCAGATGTAGTATTACTTGTTCCTTGGTCTCTTACATATATTCTGCATGCAACACTAGTCGATGCATTACCGGCTAATGATGTACTAAGCCTAACCCAACCGTTAACAGATGGGATTGCAGAATATGCAAAACAACCGGTAGAATCTATAACTGTATTAGTATCAAAATTATACGTTAGTACTGATTGGGTAAATGGAGATCCATTATATAAATTTAAAGTAACGACAGGCACACTGCCTCTTTTTACATAAGCTGACCAAGTATTTGAAGTACGATTTGCAGTTACAGTTATGGTTTGATGTATAAACCCAGTATTTACAGTACTAGCTAAAGTAGTTTGTATTTTATCAGCAGTTTGAGAGCCATCAGGTGATATAATTTGATTTGCAGTTACTGAGACATTAGCTCCGCCTGTAGTCCATGCACCGTTAGAAAAATCTTCACTATACGTAGCTGAATTTGTACTAGCCGCTTCTGTTAATAATCTAGATCCTAAACTTAAATTATTAGGATTATAATCGTACCGCGCTGCTCCAGATGCAGCAGTTGTCATATATCCATTCGATCCAAAATACGTTGCAGTAGAAGCTCTTGATGAAAATGTCAAATAATTTGGTATATAACTAGTTGCAAATGAATTAACTTCTACTTGAGCACCCCAAATGTAAATACTAGATATGTTATCACCAGTATAAGAATTAGTGAAATCTTTAATTACTGAAATCTGCATAGTGTTAGTAGTGTTCACTGCTGCTTTAGTGGTAGTAATCGAGCATCTATACCACCCATTTCCTACTGATGTAATAGTTGATGTTGGTGCAGTATAATCTGTACTTGCTGCATCTGCATTTAATATAGTACCGGTTTGTAAGTCAAATCTTACACCAGTCGAAGCACTAACAAAATTGCTCATTCGTATTTCAAATTGAGGTCTAGAAGATGCTACTAATTTAGCATACACTGACGCAGTAACAGTTTCGTTTGATCCGGATCTAGTAAGGTAAATAAAATGGCCAGCTGACGCAGTGCTATCTTCAACTAACATATCAGCTGTCCAAAATCCATCAGGCGCTAATGCAGCATTAGGAATAACTCGTGAGTTAGCAGTAGTCCACGCGTTAAAGTCTTCACTTATAGTTACTACATTAGTACGCTGTTCTTCAACTAATAGTCCAAGAGATTCACCGGTAACTGGATTATGATCAAAACGAGGAATTCCGCTTGCAGCTATTTTTAAAATACCATCCTCGTCATAATATGATCCTATAGATGCTCTAGTAAACGTAATCCTAGGATCAAGAGTTTTAGAATTTGCAAAGTCTAAATTTAATGTTGGAATAACAGACGAGCGTGTTATGTCTCCTAAATCAGGGACATAATTATCAGCATCTTCATATGCCATTGTTCCTAAATCAGCATTTGTTGGTATTTGATTTGGATTTGTTCCTATTAATCCCATATATTTTCCTTAAGTTGACATTGCTTGCAATTCAGCATTTGTTAAGCGTTTTGGGTAGTATGCTAGTTTGAGTATGTGTAAGTTTTGATAAGGTCCGATTAACATTCTACTCATACCTTGTCCAACTGCAGCAGACGTATCAGTTTCAGTTGTGCTACCGGAAACTGAAAGTGCAATATCATTAGTTGCGTATGCAAGTGCGCATGATATTACAGTTTGTGATGTAACAGCAGGTCCATTTAAATCCCATTGAGAAACACTGTTATTAAATCCGTACGAATCAATAACTGCGCTGCCACTACCGCTCACATATCTTAATGAAATAAGTGTTGGTGAACCGCCTGTTGCATTGTCTACCCATGCCATAGTTGGAACCGATACTGCAGTAGTAGTTGACATTAATCTTGAAGTTGCATGCAATGTGCCTTCATCTTGTCTGTACCAATTTAAAAAGTTAGTGCCTGTCATTGCAGCAAATTCACCAATTCTAGTATTCTGTGAAGAAGTGCAAATATCAGAAGATCGAGTAACAGTACTGGAAGCAGTGTTAATATACGAAGTTGCCGAGGATCCGGATTCTACTTGTGCGCCCCAGATATACACACCGTAATTAAGTGTTCCTAGGTATGAATTAGTTCCATTCCATACTATATAATAAAACACGCCGGCTGTATTAGTTTTAGTAAATGTTGCAGTACATCTAAACCAACCGTTACCAACTGGAATTATTGTTGCATTGTTTGAACCTTGTTGTATCACCGTTCCTGTAACTAAATCAAATGCTACATATGCTTCGCCATTACTTGTAAGAGATAATTGAGTCCGATCAGCAGCTTTTGCATAAACGCTCATAGTGTAAACAGCTCCGCTTGATACTGTACCTAAGCTTTGTGCAACAAAATGTTGATCAGTTGTTGCAGTTTCATTTAGTTTATAAGCAGTAGTACGGTTATTGGGAGCAGTTGTTACATTAGCAGATACTGTTGCAGTATTAACCGTCCAGTATGAAGTATTATCAAATTGTTCACTATAATAAAATAAGTTTGTAGAGGCAGGTTCTATCAATAATGTTGGAGCTAATTTTAAATTAGCTGGATTATAGGTATAACGTGCAACATTTGTTGATGCATATTTAATTAATCCAGTTGAATCATAATATGAGCCAAAACTTGCACGCGATGTAAATGTATCATTAGATGGAATATAGCTAGTCATAAATTCGCCAGTTTCTACTTGTGCACCCCATACATAACAAGAACCAGTGCTTGCAGCTGCTGGATAAACTACAACTTGAATTCTAGTATTTGCACCACCTGAGTTACTTCCAGTTATAGAAACTCTATACCACCCGTTACCTACATTTTGAGGTTGGGTAAATGTTGAATTACCTGCAGTTTGCACTACAGCAGTAACAACCATAGTACCCCAAGTTAACTTTGCTTGCATGTAATTACTAGTCCCACTGCTATAATACGCTAGATAAAAATCAGTTGTAGCCGCAGAACCTTGTTTAAGATATACAGAAAATGTCCTAATAGTTGTGTCGCCTGCGGTTATTACTAGATCTTGCGCAATAACTCCGCTATTTGACGTTGCATTTAAAAGTACTCCAGATAATGACCCATCTGGAGCAATACATGCGGCACCTCTAGTAGATAAACTTGTTTGAACCCATACACTTGTATCAAACAACATATTGTTAGAATATTTTAATAAATTTGTTTTCTGTTCTTCCATTAACAACCCAAGTGATTGTTTAGTACTTGGGTCATGATCAAATCTTGGTTGATTAGCAGCTACTATTTCAATTAATCCATCTTGATTATAGCGTGTTGCAATGCTAGCTCTAGCAAATGAAATTCTTTTATCTAATCTTTTAGTATTAGCAAAATTTAATAACAACGATGGTCTAATAGTTGCGCCGGGATAGTTTGCAGCTACATTAAAATTACCAGTAGATGTACTAATTGTATCAGTGGCATGATTAAAATTTATTGCCATTTGTTAAACTCCAGTAGAGCCTGCCATATCATCTTGCAATGCTACCCAGTTATACACTTTTTCTAAAAATGCAGTACCGTCTTGTTCTTCAATTTGATCTAAAGGTGCATGATATCTACGAAAATCAATGTCTTTTGTATCGTCATTTGTTGGTTTAGTAGCATATCCAACTACGTCAATCATTACTGAAAATGTTGCACTACGTTGTCTTGTTACTGACGCGGTTACTACTCTAAAATATGCACCTTCAAATGGTACACCGTAGTTTGATGTTGCTAAATCTAATTGTATTGCCATAATAATTCCTTGTAATGTTTATATTTATGCGTATGTTACTTCAACAGAATCTATATTACAGACCCATCTTATATTTGTTGCTGCTTTTGCACCACTTGTTACAGCTAACGCTTTATTAGTAGTATCTGCAGTAAATGTTGGTCCTGATGCTAATCCAATATTATCAATCATTGTGTCAACAGATATAGTCGATAATGTTATTGTACCTGCATGATTAACTATTGCACCTTTGAATATATAACTTGCAATTGTTCCAGATCCAGGTTGTTTTCCTATTAGCATTCCTTGGAATGTCATTGCTTGTCCTGTTGCTACAATAAGTTGGTTGTTTGTGCTTGCAGCTGCGCCATCTGAAGTTAATACTACGGCTGTTGTGGTTGATGTAGCTGCACGAAGAACAATTTTACCGTATTGGGCATCCCCGTTGGATAAAAACATTCCCGACGCAAATGCAAATTTACCAATTTGACTACTGGTTGACCATCCACCGAGAGCTACTGAATAATTACCAACAGAAGATGTCGAATATCCGCAGGCAACACTTCTTGCACCGCTAGCGGTTCCTCCTATGATTGCCAATGCTTCTTGCCCAGAACTATTAGCATAAGACCCTATCGCTACTGAAGATAATCCATTACTTATGCCTAAGTAACCTATAGCAATACTATGCGTGCTAGTCGCCCCATAACTACTCGTATTGTTAGCAATAGCCGCTGCAAAACTGTCTGTGCCAGAAGCATAAGAACCGCCTAGTGCCATTGCTCCTGAGCCAGTTGCAGTAACTGAACCTGTTGCCCCTGAATTACTTCCTATAGCAGTTGTTTGAGCACCAGACGCGCTGGCATTAGACCCTATAGCAGTTGTGTAAGAACCAGTTGCAGAGCAACTATTTCCTATGGCAGCTGTGTAAGTACCTGATGATGACATAGATCTGCCAATAGCTATCCCTCCATATGCTGAAGTAGTACATGAAGTACCTATTGCTATTGAAAATAACCCTGAGGATGTAGCTCCTTGTAATGCTATGCTGTCGCTGCCTGACGCAATTGATCTTGTACTTGATGAAGCTATATTCTCAGCATATCCACGCATTGTCTTTTTACTACCAGTTTGCCAATTTGTGTTATCGCACACAATGTCTAAACCTTCTCCTTGTCTTAGGGTAAGTGTAGCAACGCCATCAATCGTTTCAGTTAAGTTAGGGTCAATGGTAATTATTCCAGTACCGGTGTTCCAAATCGTACAAGTAAATCCACTGCCTAATGTTGCTGCTGCTGTTAAACTAACAGTAAACGTATTAGCGGTACAGTTAATAATCTTACCTAAGTCACCTGCTACAACTGTATATGCACCTGTTATATTTGAAATTGTTTTAGTTGCACTAGCAGATGCACTAATTACACCACTACCGTTAACGGTAATAGTAGTACCATCAACTTTTACTAAACCTAATACAGATGTACTTGCAATTGTATTATATGGACTTGATGGATTTGGTGTACTTTCTATTTTCCAGTTATTAGTTGCTGAAATGTATATAAGAGATACAAATGTACCACTAACATCTAATATTAATGATGTACTATCACTTTCAATAGTTTTACCATTTGGTAACACTGTTAAGTTATAAGTTGTAAATGTATTATACGCATCGATAATTCCGACTAAATCACCATCAGTCGGTGATGCAGGCAGTGTTACACTAAATGCACCTGCTGTTGTATTACACCTAACTAATTCATTAGCTGCAGCCGTATATGCTGATGTTTTAATAGCAGTTGCAGTTAATCCACTACCGCCACCGCCTGCAATGGCACCCCATAGAGTACCATTATAACCTTCAAATTTTAAAGTCGTAGTATTAAACCGTAAATTACCTTGTGCAGGAGTTACAGGCAATGTTGACGTAGTCGGAACAACAAGTGAACTACTTATAGATAATGAAGCAGTAGTAGGTGGCAATGTATTTAAAAATGCTAATCTACCTAAATCAGCGTTTGTAGGGATTTGATTAGGTCTATTACCTATTAAGCTACTCATTAATATTCTCCTTTGTTAATTTTCATATTATTAACCTGTTGTAATTGATTGTAATTCTGCATTTGATAACCGTTTTGGGTAATAGGCTAATTTAGAGATGTGACCGTTTTGTTCTGAATTAGTAAACCCGCCAATGTACAGTTTTACCACATCGGTGGGTATTACTGCCGTAGTGTTAGTTGCTACAGTAGCACCATTAGTTGACATTGCGCAATCATTAGTTTTATATGATGCTGCAATCAAATGCATAGTATTAGCTGCAACTGTAGTTGCACTGCTAAGTTCGGATTGAACTACGTCGCTATTATTCCATATTGTATATCCAGTAAGACTTGACGGGCGGCAATTTTTTATAACAATTTTACTATAATCTATAGAATTAGCAAACATAACTGTATGTTTTGGGCTAGTTGGAGTTGCGTACACTGTATCAGATTTGACAAAAATCGATCCTTCATCCTGTCTATACCATGAACTAAAGTTAGTTCCAGTCATTACCGCAATGTCTACTGTGCGGGTTGCTTGAGCTGAACTAGATACATCCGCTGATCTGGTTGCTGTTGTCGAAGTTGTTGAGATATAACTAGTTGCCGATGTGCTGGTTTCTAATTGTGCGCCCCATACATAAATACCTGATGTGCCGTTGCCGGTATATGACTCAACACCTGAATCATTTATTATTCCTATATACAGTGTTCCTGCAGCAGTTGCACTTGCAGTTTGAGTTATCGAACATCTATACCAACCGCTACTATGAGGTATAACTGAATATGCAATTTGGTTTCCGCTAACACTAAATGCTCCTGAGATAAGATCAATTGTAAGTCCAGTTAGCGGAAACGCGCTATTATTGGTCCAAAATACAAGATTTGCTTTAAATCTTTCTGCAGCTTTAATATAGCACGACACTGTATAAGTTGTTCCGGATGTTACGTTAACTGACTGTGCTATATTATGAGAGTTAGTTGTTGAGTTTTCAATTATTTTATCAGCAGTTGCATTTCCATCTGGAGCAGTTGTTGCGTTCGCAGTTGTAGTATTCAACTGCCATCCGCTCCACATATTAAATTGCTCACTATAAGTCAGCAAATTTGTTGAAGCAGGTTCAAGGAGCAACTTAGGTGATAACGCTAAATTCAATGGGTTGTAGTTATATCTAGCTACATTAGTCGCAGCAGATTGAATTAAACCGTTTGAACCAATGAACGTACCAGTTGATGCCCGTGAGGTAAAGCTATCGGCAGAGGGAATATAGCTTGTAGGGAATGCACCTACTTCTAATTGAGCACCCCAGATGTATAAGCCAGATGTGCCGTTGCCGGTATAGTTATTCGCGCCAGCGCCAGATGTTGCTGAATCTAAATATGGGAATATTTGTAATATCGTAGATGCTATAGCTCTAGCGGCAGAACATCTATACCAACCATTGCCTACATTTGTAATGGATGCAGTGCCAACCGCGCCTGCTACATCAACAACGCCAGTTAACAAATTAAATACCCAGTCTGTACCTAATGTACCATCCCATGAACCTAAAGTAAGTCGCGTTCTTTCGCCTGCTTTAGCATAAAATGAATAGGTATAATAACTAGTTGCTGTTAGTCCCGATAAGTTTATACCTAAATAATGAGTGCTAGATGTTGTATTCTCTACAAATTTATCAGCAGTGAAAGTCCCGTCTGGTGCGGTAGTGGCATTAGCAGTTATTGTAGAATTACCTTTAGTCCAAGCCGCATTGTCAAAATTCTCACTATACGTCAGCAAATTAGTACGTTGTTCTTCAATTAATAATCCTAAACTTTCTTTAGTTACTGGATCATGATCAAAACGCGGTTCACCACTTGCTGCAATTTTTAATAATCCATCGTAACCTATATAAGTTGCTGCAGATGATCTAGTAAATGTAATACCTTGATCCAAAAACTTACTATTAGCAAAGTCTAATAACAACGATGGTCTAATAGTTGCGCCGGTATAAGTAAGTCCGGTTGCATCACCTATAAACGCAGTTGCTTTTACTGTCCCAGTTACTTGTAATTTGCTAGTAGTATCATCTGTAGTTGTACCAATTAACACATTTCCACTAGAATTAATTCGCATACGTTCTGTTATAGTAGCCGAGCCATCGGGCGTAGTGCTGAACACCAATCTACTAGGCATATCATTAGTACCAGGTACACCGTCCACTACTGCTTCGATACGTGCTGTGATAATAGTTGCGGTAGGTAAGGTAGACGAGCCATCATGGCCGGAAAATCCAATGTAACCTAAAGAATCTCCATTTTGTACAATCGCAGATGTTGTTGCATCACCCCGACCTTTAAAGAGATTAATTGATGCTCCGGCAGCGTCATTTGAGTAGCGTCGAATATGTTGTTGTGCCGCTGCATCAATACCCCATAATTGTAATCCTGCAACGCCGGCGGCAGTGGAATTGCCAATTAATACGCGACCACTAGAATCGATACGCATACTTTCAGTAGCACCGGCAGATGAACCAAATGCCAGATAATCTGTGCCATATACCCCAGCTTCAATCCATGCTTTTGGAGTAGCAGGATCAAAACTAAACTGAATACGAGCATTACCATTTCCAGTAGTAACATTATTATTTTGGATGTGTAATGCAGTACGAGAATTTATAGTTCCGTTTGATGCCCCAGTAGCAAGAACATGTAGTTTAGATACTGGAGTAGTTGTTCCAATCCCTAAATTGCCAGCTAGATAGTTATCAGCAGTACCACCCATATATAAGTTAAAACAGGTCTTACCAGAAGTTACCGGAATGCCGCCGTAAAAACCATAGTTAGATGTTGCACCTATTAAGCTAGATTCTGCTGCAAACCCTATTTGAGACGTTACTACTGAGCCAGCACCAAATGTGTCTTGATTTGCATAAAAATGTCTAATACTGCCAAGTGTAAATATAGCAGCTTGAGTTGATGGCTGTGACTGGAATATATTTGCATTCGTAGTAACATCAGATTGTATTTGAGCATAATTTAATATCCCATAACTGTTTACTGCACCGGTTATGTTTTTTCTAACACTTACAGTTGCACCTGCTACTGGAGTATTTCCAATACCAACATTACCAACAGAATCAATACGCATTCTTTCAATAGCACCACCGGTTCTGAATATTAACGTTTGATTTGCAATATCGCCAGCAATACCTGCAAGAGTAGTACCTACTGTAGATGAAAAATTAAGTGCAGATATACCAGTTGAACTACTGCATAGCTCGACTACTGCATTCCTGTTAACACTTTGTACATTAATATAAGAGTTTGATGCTACTGTACCTGTATTTTGATTATTATATAACTGAAGACTTAACCCAAACCCGGTATTTGGAGTAGTTGTACCAATGCCAACATTACCAACAGAATCAATACGCATACGTTCTGTATTAGATGTATCAAATTCTATAACGCCCGCTTCAACTGCACCAATAATAAGATTACCGGTCCCTCGATGTGATAATATCGTGTTACTGTTTGCACCTGCATTACGTAAAAATCTAGCACTATAGTCTGCATACGTAGTATCTGATGTTAAATCAATATAAGAAATACCGCTACCTGTTCTGCCGCCACCGACTTCGATGCCAGCTGTTGCAGTTGATAATGCCGTTGCGCCGCCTACGTATAACACGTTATTATTAATAAATGCGTTTCCGCTATTCGATGCACCTAAATTAAGTGTAGTTGCATAACTACCAACTGACACGGTAGTTTGAGTTGAATCATTAAGCACTGCAGATGACGTTAGTACATTAACATTATTAATTTTATAAGTTTTACCTGTAGCAATGTTCCAATTTTCACTAGATGTCCAGTTAGTATTAGTAGAATCCCATGTAATAGTTTTATCAGTTGCTCCTCGCAATGTAATACCGCCGCCATCTGCAGTTGTATTTGTTGGAGTAGCAACTGATCCTAATTCAATGTTTTTGTCGTCAACTGTTACTGTGGTTGAATTTACAGTAGTAGTTGTTCCGTTAACGGTTAAATTTCCGGTTACGGTTAAGTCAGAACCGATCGTAGCTGTGCTAGTAGTAGTTAATGTAGTAAACGCACCTGTGTTAGCTGTAGTGTTACCAATAGCTGGAGGACTTGAAAGATATGTACTAAAACCAGTACCGCTTACTGTACTTGATGCAGATAAAGTGGTAAATTTACCAATTGCAGCAGTAGTATTACCGATATTCATATTATCAATATTACCAGTAGCACCTGAACTAATTGTAATTGTACCAGTGCTAGTAGTAGTGTATGTTTGATTATTAGTAGTAGTATTAGCAGTAATTACACCGGTTGCAGTTAACGATGGTACAGAGACAGTATATGCACCACTAAAAGATAAATTACCTCCTAATGTCCATGTTTGTGCAGCTACGTTAGTAATATTACCAGAATTCATATACAATGCGTAGTTATTAATAGAACTGTTTGATGCATCTGCATATAAACCAATATTCATACCGCCGGCGTGTGTATCGTTAGCATAACCGCGGACACCGATTGCACTTCCGGTATCACCTGTAGCAGATACATGACCTTCACCTACTACACCGCCTGATCTTGTAGCAGCATTAGTATAGCCAACACCGTATACACCGATACCGTAAATACCGGTATTAGTTGGGTGTGCAGTTCCTTCTGCAATTAAACCGATATTATGCGTTTCACTTTGTTGAAGTCCTGCAGCAGTATCCGAAATAGCAACTTTTGCATTTGGGAATCTAGCTGAAGTAGCTGCACTTCCAATTAATGCAGATGTACCTATTAGTTTACCAATTTGTAAAGAATCGTATGTTGCATTTGAAAAATCAACGGTTGTATCTGGTTCTGGAATAATATTGCTATAAAATTTCCAAACACCGTCAGTTGCATCTCTTACTAAACCTGTATGTAAATGTGTACCAGCTGGGTTGTATGCTCCAACCCAACCTATATCTAATATGTCTGCGGCGTTGTTTACTGCTAAGTAGATCAACGAATCGTTAACACTTAAATTTGTGGCACTAAGTTGGTTAGCAGTACCATTAAAATAAATGTCGCCGTCTACTTGCAAATCATGTTGCATATGAATAGTACTAGTATTAGAACCCATTGTAATTGTAGTAGCTGCTCTACCAAAGTTAATAGTAGTTGCAGTTGTATCAAGTAAATCAAAACTAGTACTTGTAGTAGTAATTGCGGTGGTAAGTGACGGACTAGATGATAATACAACATTACCTGTACCAGTTTTAGTTGTAACACCTGTTCCGCCCGAAGTAACAGGTAATGGATTTGATAATGTTAATGATGTAGCAGATGCTGCTCCTAAAACTGGAGCTATAAATGTTGGTGCATTGTTAAAAACAAGTAACCCAGTACCGGTTTCGTCTGACATAATTGCAGCTAGTGCTGACGATAGTGTTGACGACGCAGTAAATTGGCTTAAGCCTGCAGCTGCATAAACAACTGTACCGCCTGTTCCAAAAGAAACAGATGATGCATCAGTACCTGTAAATGATAAAGTATTGTTAACAGTTAATGTTTTACCGTCAATAAGAGTTAATGTTGCGCTATTAGCAGGAGCAGTAATTGTAACTTTATTAATAGTAGTAGCAGTAGCATTACCTAATGTAGGAGTTACTAATGTTGGATTGTTTGATAAAACAACATTACCGGTACCGGTTGAAGTTGTAACACCTGTTCCTCCTGAAGTAACAGGTAACGCATTAGTTAATGCAAGTGTTGGAATTGTGATGCTATATGCACCGTTAAATGTTAAGTTACCGTTTAGATACCAAGTTTTAGCACCTGCAGAATAGATATCCCCACTGTTTAAGTATAAGGAATAATTTGCATTACCGTTGGTTGCGTCGCCGTATAAACCAACGTTTATCCCGCCAGCATGTGTATCATTAGCGTAACCACGAACACCAACTGCAGGAGCAGTATCTCCAGTAGCAGATACATGTGATTCACCTACTACGCCTTGTCCAGTAAATGAACCTGCAGTATAACCTACACCATATACGCCTGCATTTCTTGTAGCCCCTGCACCGACAGCTTCAGCAACAATACCAATATTACCATTTTCGTTTTGTTGAATACCTGCAGCAGTTTCTGAAATAGCAACTTTTGCATTTGGGAATCTAGTTGTAGTAGCAGAACTTCCAATTAATACTTTATTATTACTGACTAAATTTGAAGAAAGAATAATGTTATTAGACACTGCTGAGATTGTTAAATCTCCAATACTAGTAAGTGTATTGTTCGTAACGTTAAGATTTCCAATATCAACATTAGTACTTTTAAAGTTTGTTGTTCGAGTAGTTCCACTAACGTCAAGCAAATATGCCGGTGAATCAGTATTAATACCAATTTTATAGTTAGTAGGGTTTGCATCTGATACACTAAAATACAACAAGTTTGTTTCGAATGAAAGATCTACATTATTACGTATTAAATTCGAAGACAACATGTGTCCGGATATTTTACCAAGTGCCATTTATATTCCTTTATCTAAATTTTATTTTATTTGTCAAACCCATGAAGCACAGTTACCATTTTTCCAAATGGTACAGGCGAACCAAATTTTAAATAGTATCCAGTCGGTGCTTGTGTTCCCGTAATAGTAAGTTGAGTGTTTACTGCAATAGTACTTGTAATAGTTGGTTTACTAATTACTACACTGATCAATGCATCAGTGTCTGGGTCAGATATTGCTGATACAACGGTTGTACTACTTTGAATATTAGCATGGCCGTTAATGGTTGCACCGGTAATATCAACTGATGTATAAATTGCATCAGCACTTTTAATTTGGCCAGCAACTGTCATTGTACCGGTACCTGCACCGGTAAAACTAACTGAACTATTAGTCGATGCAGTAACAGTAAACGTACCGTTATACCCTGTTGGTATAAATCCAGATACAACAATCGATGATCCAACAGCAAATGGTGTTTGCGTTAATGTAGTAAATGTTAATGTTACAGTACCTGCAGATGCGCTTGCGCCTGTACCTAAAACGTGACTATTAAAGTATAAAGTAGTTGCTCCGGTAGTTGCAGCATAACTTAATTTTGGTGTATATGCTGCATTCGTAATTGCAGTATCTTGAACAATTGTATAGTTAGTTATTGCTAGTTGAAGAACGTTCTCGACTATAACTAAAATATTTTTAGCTTTCTGTGTTAAATCCCAAGTAACACCACTTTGGGCAAGTGTTACGGGTACCGGAAATAACGGACCAAAATACAAATTATTACCGTCGCCGGCTCCTAAACTTTGTTGTGTAATAAGTCCAGGTTCTTTAAATCTTAAACTACGCCAGTTGTTAGATTGATAAACTTCAATTTCGTCAAGTGTTGTGTTGTAACGAATCATACCGTTAACTGAAATTGCAGATACTGGACGTTGTGCTGTAGTACCCGACGGAAGTGTTAAGTTATTTGGTGTATTCATAACTACAGCATTATTAATGTCAACTGAAAGTCTTTGATCGTATGGTGCTCTGCGATTTAAAACTTGTTTACGTAAATATCTCATGTTATACCGCCAATGTGCTTACAGTTACTACTAAATTAGCTGGACTATCGCTTTTTGCAAATAATTTATCACCATTTGCTAATACCATTTTTTCTTGATCAAAACTTACTGTTTCGCCAGCTGGAATAGGTAAACCATTTACAATTGTATGTTTAGATGCAGTCGTTGTGCCTGATACATCAGCCGACGGAACTGCGTATAAATACAAGTTTGTTTGTCCTGTTAGCGGATTATTTGAATCAAACGTTGCAGTATTACACACAATAATTGTAGTAATGGCATTGTTACCAGAACTAGAATAAATTGCTGTATTTGTTGATCCAATTGCTATGTTTGAAATTGCCATATGTTATCCTTAAAAAAGCATACTAAAAAGTAATGCCCTGTTTGTTGCTACTAGCTCGTCAGATGTTGTGTTATTTCTAAAAAATAGTCCACTTTTTCCTGGTCCTGCTGTCGCAATTGAATATATTTTTGTTTTCCCTGAAGATATTGCAGGAGTAGAACTTTGATCGTCTAATGCTAAGACTGAATTTATTTCTACTAAACTAATATCTGATTGTAAAATTAATGGATTTGAACCTGTATTTTTAAGAGTAGTACCAAATAAGTTAAGTGTATCAACACTTAAACCAGTAGCAGTTATAACTGCACGTTGTGAATCATTAATTGTAAATTGTAACTGTGATGTGCTTGTTGCTAAAATTTCTGATTTCATTATGTTATTAACAAAATCTTTATAATAAATTTTATCAACATCTGCCATACCAGCGGTTAATTTACCAGATACTACATACGTATTCACATATTTTTTAGTAGTAAGACTGTTGTTAGTTGCATGATTAGCATCAGAGTTTCCAGCTATTAATCGATCTTCGTAAGTAGTACTGCCGTATGTTGAGTTTACTAGTGACAAATATGTGTCAGTGTTATGTAAATTAAATTGTATACTATCAGAGCCGTTACTTGATACAGATTTAACTTCAACACCGTATAATTTCATACTTGCAACTGATACAATTGAATCACTTTTTGTACTTAGTACAAACGTACCGCTATCATATGTTGTAGTTGCTGTATTATAATGCAGTGCCTCTTCGTCGAATAATAATGAAGCAGACGATACTAGTGAATTAATCTGTCCCCTATCAATTAATATTCCAGAAGTACGTGAAGCAACTCCATTTTCAGTACGTGAAGAAATCCCGCTTAATCCCGGTTCGCCACTATTTAATACAATTACATTATCTTTAACAGTAGCATTTACTGATTCAATAGTAGTAGTTTGTCCTTGTATGTCAAGGTTTCCGTTAATGTATACAGTGCCAGAGAGACCGGTATCTAATGTAATATTATTACCAGATTCAACTATAATTCTATAATTACCTTCATTAACTCTTAATACTTTTGACATTTATATTCCTTTAAAGGAGGGCCTTGCGGCCCTCAACTGTTGCATAATTACGCGTTTTCAATTTGTACAGTAGTACTTGTTGCAGCACTAAGTGTCCATGGTACTTGTTGAGCTTCGCCGTTAATTAAAGGAAAAAGATGTCCGGTATCAGAAAGATCTGGAACAATTACAGCTTTGTGTGCTGTTAATTTTTTAACAAAATATTTTTTAGCTGCACTATCAAATGCTGTAATTGTCATTTCACCAACTGCGGCTGCAGTTACTGTTGTTAATGCAGCAACGATAGGTGTACCAGAGGTATCAGATGTATTAATTCTGTAACGATTTTTTGAAACTTGTTTAACAATATCAGCTTGTTTAACACTAGAACCAGTAAATGCTTTAGCAATAATACCTGCATCTGGATTAGATGCTGTACCAGTTGCTGAAGTATTTCCAACTGGGCTTGTCATAACAACAGTACCTAAAGTTACAGATTGTGTTGCAGCAGCAGTTGGTACAGTTGTTGAGTAACCTGAACCAGCATCAGTGATTAAAACTTCTTTAGCATTATATGTTAATGTAACAGTTGCTCCGGTAGCTAACGGGTTAGCTGAATTAATAATAGTAGTTGCACGAGCACCGGTAACTAATGCACCGTCTGCATATGGGAATGAACCACGTTCAGTAGTAGTAATTGTTTGAATTACACCAGAACCGTTAACTGTACCAACTGTAAATACAGTGCCGTTACCGATAGTAAATGTATCACCTGTAGTATAGTTAGTACCGCCTACAAATGAACTAATTATATTAACTTGTGATGTAATTGTTGCAGTAGCAGCTACTCCGCTTAACAAGTTAGGTGCACCTGTTAATGTAACAACAGGGCGAACGGTATACGAACCAGCCGATGTTACAGGAATACTAGCCACACCTTTACCGCCGATGCCGTCATCTGCAGTAGTAGTTGTTGAACCGGTGTTACGGTTACCAAAATATTTTTTATTTAATGGACGTCCCATTTGATTTCTCCTTTGACGTTTTATGTCATACGCAGTGGGTACTGCATAAGTTTGCAAGTGCAACACTTATTTGACAAAGTATTTATCCGTAGGTGATGCCTATACCGATTTGATTTATAATAACTAGATCACGATGAGGATATACTTGATTACTTCTAAAACTAATTGCAATTCCGAATGAATTAGACGAAACATCTGCACTAGTTAATGCAGTTCCCCACATTTCTGCAGGTCCTCCGTATACATTTACATCTCCGATAATAGGAAGTAATGGACTATTTTCACCTGTATACATATTGCTTTGAACAGGGTTAATTGGACTAGCCATGTCAACACCGATATAATTGTTATTATGTATAAGTTGAATACGTAAATCTTCTATTCTTGAAAATCGATGCATATCTAAATAAAATTCTATACCAGTTATTGATTGTTCTTCATCTGGTATATTAAGATTAGTACACCGTAATTCAGCAGTGTTGCTAAGAAATTTTTCCATCCACAAACCGCTAATAGTATACAAAGGTTGTTTACTAGTAACGCAGTTAGTTGGTGTTATTAATCCGTTAATATCCCATCTAATTATAGGTTGTATTAAATCTGTTTGTTCGATATATTCAACGATTGATGTAGGATTATAAAATTGTGTGTTCATAATGTATTTATCATAAAAAAAGGCGCAATTGCGCCTTAAATTTTAAAAACATAATTGCCACAATCCCATAGTCGTCGGTATTTGTTTGCAAACATGTTTTCAGTTTGAGATAACATATTATTATAATTAGGTAACCATTTTTTTAAATTCTGTTTTTGACATTTATATCTAGATATAATAGTATTTCCGTCAGTCCAGCAAAAACCAGGTCCGGTAGTTCTTTCTAAATAGAACCCAATTGAAGTATACCCAGTACCATTTGATTTATTCCTATCACAATACGAAACAATAGTTGCATTATTAATTTGACGTTTTGCGTACGAAATTAATTTACTTGCGCCACCAACTACAGTTACATTAAGTATAGTAGCCATTCTTATTAATTCGTATGATTCTGATATTTTTGAAAATCGATCTCTTCCAATTGAAATTGCCATTTGAAGTTGGTTATTATACAATAATCCATAATAATATTTTGCAGGAGCAAATCCGTGTAAATGGTTAGTATTAAAAAAATCTTTAGCTTGAATAGTATCTAACTCAATAATTTTGCATTTTCTAGCATAAAGTTTAGTAGTTAACTGTAGCTTTGATCTTAATATTGATTTAATAATAGATTGTTTATTATTCCATTCCCAATCACTAATATGAATTAAATTAATTCCTTTTGAATTTGCAAGATTAGTTTTGTCCATATGGCGATTTTTATATTCAATTTGGGTAGACATTGGATTAAACGAATGCCAATATAATCCGTTAATCTCTATTCCTAAATTATGTGATGGAATTAAAATATCAATCTCTTTACCATCTAAAATAGTTCTATCATGCGGAATAGATTTAACATGTAATGTGTTAATATAAGATTCAATTTGTTTTTCAATAAGAGAATAGTTACTGTTTGACCGTATAGTAAAATTATGTTTTTTACAATATTCAATTACTGTTGAATAATATACATCTAACTCATCTGCAATATCAACTGCGCTGCGTTTATTAATGTTATATTCATTATCTAACCAATTATAATCTGTTAAACAAGCATGTGAATATTCTGAAATTTTAGGTTTAGACAACATAGGTTTTACATCATTACGTTGAGAATTAAATTCAACTCCGTATTTGTTAATCATTGTGTTAGATCGTTTTTTGTTTATCTCAGATTGTAATGTAGTAGAAACTTGTTCTTTTGTTTTTTTTACGCTACTACAAATGTTTTCACGGGTACAAGTACACGATGATGCTGGACCGCATCCGTAAAATCCTCTATTAAATCGTTTGAACTTTTGATTATTACCGTATTTACAGACACCATTTTGTTGATATATTGCACTATATGCATGTTCGCTTAATGAGTTTGAAGTTACAAGTGAATTTTTATAGATCCAATTTAACATTTCTAAATTTTTTTTAAAAATAGAAGGATATGATGTTGGGTTTTCTAAAATTATTTGAAGTATTTGTGTTTTCATATTAACAGTATAGCATGTATTTTGTTGTAAGTCAATAAAAAAGGGCTCCTAAGAGCCCTTTAGTATAAAATAAAGTTAAGAAAATCTTAGCTAAATTTAACGTTTGCGTATGTGATACCAACACGACCTAAGTAGTCAGCTGCATTACCTAAAGATGATGCAGTATTTGATAATTCAACATAACCATAACGTGTCATAAACGATACAACTGGTTCAAATGTAGATGGATCAAGTACAACACCTGACGACATCAACGGAATGTATGGGCAGTAAAACGCAGGAGCGTCTGATTCTGAACCACCTTTGTAACCAATTAAGATTGAAGTGTTGTCAGTAGCATAGCTATTAACATAAACTTTCAATGAATTGTTTAATGTACCAACAAATTTTGTGTTAGTAGGAGCTTCGAAAGTACCTTCAGTTGTACGAGCAAATGCTGAAGTTGTAGCTGATTGCAAAATTGTTAATGCAAATGGAGATACAACAGCATAGTTACCAGCACCACGACGTGTACGTTGTGCAATCAAGTTGCTTACACGGTTGATTTGAACAGCTAAAGCAGCGTGTTCGTCACCTACGAAAGTAGCTGTACCTGATACTGCAGCTTGGTTGTATGTTTCAACATCTGAACCAGCTAATGTTAACAATGAAGCGATAATTTCTTGATCGATCTCAGCAGTGATTTCTTGAGCTAAAGCAGCCATAATTTCTGCTTCAACGTCAATACCTTGTTGTGCTTGAGCGTCTTGAGCAGATTCAAATGTCCAGCGAGCTGACAACTTACGTGTTTTAGCTTCAACTGTTTGTTTCAAGATTTGAATGCTCATTTTTTTGCCTGCTTGTCCTTCTAAAGTTGCAGTTGAAGCAGCTTTAGCAGCTCCTGTTAAAGCTACGTCATTACCTGAATAGCTTTCTGCAATTTTGAATGGACTTAATGCTTCTTCACCAGCTACTGTGCTGTTTGAACTATCAGCATAACGAACACGCAATGTATGAATTTGTCCAACTGGACCAGTCATTGGTTGTACACCAACTAATTCGTTAGCAATAACGGTTGGCATAACACGACGGATTACTGGTAAAATCACGCGGTTTAAAGTTGCAACGTTGCCAGCAGATGTAGCACCAGCAGTAGGAGATTCCATCAAATACTTACGTGTATTTTCAAGTGTTACGCCCATTACTGATTTTTTTGTACCTGTCAAGCCTTCTAAAAGTGCTTGTTTTGTTTCTGCCCAACGGCCATTAAGTAGTTCTGACATTTAAATTCTCCTAAATTTTTATAGTCCAGCGAGGCGGCGGATATCGATGATATTCGATTCATCTTCGCTGCTACGGGTGGTGTTGGAAATTTGTTTATTTCCGGTTATTTCTTTAGCTTCTACAAGAGCTTGTCTTTTTTGTGGTGCTGCTTTACCAGACATTACTGCTGGTAAATATCTTTCAAAACTTTCGTTAAGTTTTGAAGTTTTTACACTCGTCATCAATTCACCCATGATAGAACGTTGTTCTGCACTTAGCGGAGCTAACAATTCGCTCATGATTGCTTTTCTTTCTTGCGACTCTTTCAGCGCACGAATCTCTGCTTGTTTACTTTCTAATATTTTTTCAGCTTTGATAACTGCATGTGCAGCTTCATTGATGGCTAAATCTTTCATGTCTATGACTTTGAGTAATTTTGCAGTTTCGGATTTCTCATTCAAGTAACTTGATTGGTATTCAGCAGCAAACGCTTCGAATAGCTTACGACCAAAGTCTGTACGACGAGCTGACTCAATGTCTTCTTTTAATGAAGTAATTTCAGCGTTTAAGGTTTGACCTACAACACTTTCAACCATTGTAGCTGCGCGTTTTACAAATTCTTGTTTTACTCGTTTGATTTCTTGACGACCTTCACGAATTAGACGAACTTTTGATTCGGCTAAATCCTGTTTGTCTTTATAAAATTCTGTAATCTCTTGAGCTAAAGCTTCAACAACAAAATGTTCTAATGTGCTAAATTTATTAGCCATTGACATTTGATCTTCGTGGAGTTCTTTAACTTCAGAAGCCAATTGGCGTGTTACGAATTTATTCATAACTGTTGCACTTTCGGTCATTTTTCTAGCAAATTTAACTTTCATTTCTGCTAGCTGTTTGCGATCAGAAACAAACTCGTTAAGTTCACTTGATAGTTGTTCAGAGATCATACGATCAACTGCTTCAACCATTGTGTTCTTATCATGTTCATATTTCTGTGCAAACTCTTCGCGGAGTTGTTGAGCTACTACCTCACGGTTTTCAACGATACGTTGTTCCCATGCTTGCTCAATAGACTCTTTGATTTCTGCCGAAACCACATTGTTTTCAAATAACGTTTTTAATGCATCCAACATATGTGATTCTCCTTTCTATTGGAGTCCGTTTATTATATTTAATAAACTTTCTTTGAGGTATTTTTGCGCCTTTGCATCACCCCGTACCTCTTCCGCTAAACGGATTGAACTAAGACCACCTTTTGAATTCATAAGGTGTTCATAGATTGGTGTAGGATATGCTCCCGGTGCGCTTGGTTGAGCTACCATGTCTACTGTGATAATCTCAAAATCTGACACTTCACCGGATCCGCTATCGCTAACGTTACCAGATCCGCGTGAACTTACGCCTAGTTTCACTCCGCTCTCTAACATAGTGCGTATAAGTTGTCCCATTGGAGTAGGTAAAATTTTAAGTTTACCATACCCGTTTGGTCCTTCCATCCACATGTTAGTTATCATATGTGATACTCGGTCTAAATTTATTTTTAGATCATCTGGATGATCTACTTCTCCAAGCACAGAATAACCATTTTGAATCTGATCGTTAAGGGTTTTAACAGCCTTGCTAATCTCACTTACAGGATAGACACGTTGGTTAGCATTACGAATGCCACCTTGTATACAGATACCACTCATATACAAACTTTTACCGTCCCGCTCGTCAGATTCAACGATCATTTGTGCTTCGTTGAAGCTAAGGTTTTCTCGGAGATGTAACATAAATTACTTTCTGCCTGGGATTAAACTTCTTTTGTTAATACCATTGTCACCTGAAGATTTTTTCTCTGCGCCGTGACCTTTTGGAACTGGTTTCAACTTAGGTGCTTTTGTATTTCCAGGAACGTTTTGGTTTCCGCCATCCATTTTAGATGTAGATGGGTTTAACAATCCGCCTTTTGTACCTTCGCCTGATGCAGTTTTACCAAATTTAGGAGCTACACCACCCATGTCATTGTATTTAGGTTTGTTAAAAATACTTTTGTTATTAACACCGTTGTCACCGTGTTTAGGTAATGCAACTTTGTTTACGTATTCAAACATACTTTGGAATTCGTTTTCTTCTTCGCCTTCTTCGTCGTCAAATCCGCCTAGGTCGCCGCCTAATTCGTCATCACCGAACATGTCTTTGTGTTCTGGTTCGTTTTCTTCACCAGCTAAAAGTTGTTCAAATTCTGATTTTAATTCGTCTAATGCATCTTCTAAATCAAGAACGCGGTCTTCTAGTTCGCTGTCGCTTTCTTCGTCGCCAAACTCGTCTCCGCCAAATTCGTCATCGCCACCGATGTCGTCATCGCTTTCTTCGTCGTCTGCACCAAATTCGTCATCGCCTTCTTCGTCATCGCTGCCAAATTCGTCATCGCTTTCTTCGTCGTCTGCACCAAAGTTATCGGCTTCTTCATCATCGTCGCTTTCTTCATCATCGTCGCCGAACGCTTCTTCAAATTCTTCTTCGGCTTCTTCAGATAATAAATTTTCATAAATTTCGCGAGATTTTGCTACTACAATATTGTGAAATATGTCTTTTGCTGCTTCATGATCTTCATTGATCAATGCCTCAAGCATGGCTTCAAATTTTTTACGGTCAGTCATGTTTATCTCCTGAATAGTTTCGTTTTCTACAAGGCTGTCTTATATTTACACTACTTATTAAAAATAGTGTAAAAACAGGGTCAAACCGGTGTTTTTTTTAATATTTTAAAATTTATTTATGCAGCAGGTGCTGGTGTTGAATACATTGTGTTAATAAATTGTAATTCAACTTCTTGTTCTAAAATATGAGCTTCACTGCTCTTACGTAATTCGTTAATTTGCCTAAGTGACAGTCTAGTTTTACGAGTATCTGAACGATGTAAACTTCCATTATCGTTATCAGCATCATATCGTAACTCACTTGCAACATGCCGAGTGTTAGGATCAATATAAAAAAGTTCTCTTAATATCATATATCTATTTATCACATTGGGGCTGCAGCACCGCCCATTGGTGCTGCTGGCGGCATACCTGAACCCATACCGCCCATACTTGCATCTAAATCCATCCCCATATCGGCAGGTGCAGAAAGATTTCCTGCCATTCCTAAATCGCCTTCCATCCCTGCGGCAGATAAACCTGCGCTACGAAGTTCTCCAGCAGCATCTGTATGTGTAGGTTGTCCTTTACCTTGCTCTTCGCCCCATAATCTTTCGTTTTCGGCTATTTCGTCTTCGTTTAAACCTAAGAATCGTTTAAGGGCAAAGCGTTTACTCATATACGGAACTGTTTGAATAGTGTTAAATGTATTAATTCTTTCTGAATCTAATCCTGCTTGGCGTGCGCTTGCAAAATTTAAAGGAGGATTAAATGATAATTCAAATAAATTAGAGTCAATATTTGTTCCTCTTGAGTACATATACATTTTAAATTCGTCTGTAAACACTTCTGTAATTAAACTTTGTAATCGTTCGCAGTATTTGTTAAAGCGTAACTCTTGAATATATGCTGTACCAACACGTCCATCATTAAAACTTGCTTGACTATCGTCTGCACCTGTTGGCAAGTAACTACTTGGAATACGTAAACCACGGAATAATTTGTTTGTAAAGAATTTTAAGTCATCAATTTCGCCTAAATTAGTGCCACCTGGTAGGGTTTCGACTTTAGAACCACGACCTTCTGCAGTTTGAGGAAAGAAATAGTCTTCATTGATTGATAAAGGGTTGTACGCACTGTCAATTACATTCTGTCCGCCACCACTTTGACTTGGAATTCTACGCTGATGAATCTCATTTTTAACTCTTTCTACAAACGCCATGGCTAAATGACTCGGCATATTACCTACGTCAATATGAAATACTCGTCTTTCTGGTGCTCGTTGTATACGATAAATTAAAATAGCATCTTCTAAAAGCTCTTTTTGTTTGTAAACTTTGAAAATATTCTCTAATAAACTATTACCAAATGGGTAATTGTTATCTAAACCTTCAGAAAGTGATAAGTGAACAATGTGTTCAGCATTAATTGCGTGTTCGGTTTCAGCTAAACCAAATCTAGATCCGCTACTTGAACTAGGAAACGGCCCAGAAGACCCACGTTGAGCACCAGGTGCGCCCATATATCCTGCACCGGATGTCATACCTCCGCCTGCTTGTCTTGGATTAATGTTAGGTGTAATCTGCGTAACAACTAAGTTTTCAAAGTTAGGGGCTAAGTCTTTAATAATATATTGTTCTGGTTTCTTCCCATCGCTTTCATTTGCAATGATTTTAATTATTTTACTGTTATCAATCCAGTTCCATTTTTGAGTTTCTGGGTCTCTAATAAAGAAAGCGTCACCGTATTTGAATACATTACGAACAATACGGAAGATTTTGGTATCAAATTGCTGTAATTTATTCCATTGTTGTAAGTATTCGCCTAAAATTCGTATTTCTGAGTTAGTACCTTTGCTATTCCATCTAACAGTAAATGGACTTTTACCATCTTTTAGCTTTTGTGTACAAAATTCAGCAAGAATATCTAGTGCTGCATTAATTTCTGGATCACTATCCATTACTTCATATTGCTGATAACGCTCTACACGGTTAGGACTACCTGTATAAACGTCAGGTAGGTAACTAGAATAGTTAGTTCTAGCTGGACCTGCTTTAGAATTTTGAGTTGTATTCGAAGAACGATTATGTTCATAGTTAACATCAACCGGTGAAAAGTGTTTTCGCCATGTCATATATATTTTCCTTTGTTTTTATCTTATCCCAACAAATTACCCGATAAACTTTTAGTTGCTCTAACTTGTTTATGACTATTACTGCTAATAGTATCGGCATGTTGAACCATCTGTATCATAGTCTTATTTAACTGTAATAGTGAATCATGTAAATCTTTTAATGTTGTCTCGTGTGCTACCGGTGCAGGTGTTGCAGGTGGCGGCGTAACTGGTTTTTCTGGTTCTGGTTGTTTAACAGGTTGTGTAGGTTTAGGTGGTTCTACATCTTTCTTTGTTAATACTGCATGATCTGATTTTACGTCTTTAATTGATGCATGCGATTGTTTTACTTCTGCTGAAACTCTAGAATTATAGTCATTAAACGTTTCTAATCCAAACTTTTTGTACATTTCTTTAATATGCGCTTGCTCTTTTGTTTCTGCAGGCTTCTTAAGTTCAGGTTTAGGAGGTTCAACTTTAGAGTTATCGTTAATATTAGCAGGTTCTGCAGGTTTTTCACTTTCGACTTTAGGTTTTTGTTTGTAATAACTTGAATGTTGTCTATTAAGCTCTGCAATACGAGCTGCAGTTGCTTCTGGACTATGATCTATTTTACCTATTCCTTCTTGAGACCGTTTTTCTGAAGCAGCTAGTTCTTCTGGTGAAATTTCTTCGTATTTTACATTACCTTTAGCAAATGATGGCTTGTTATCACTCTTAAATAATCCAGATATAGACGAACCTACATCACTAAACGTGTCTGTTATACTATCAAAGAACCCTTTTTCTTTAGGTTCTTCTTTAGTTGGTTCATACCTTATAGCAGTATCTTCTAATTTTGGAATACTTGCAGGTTTAATAGTAGCATCTAACGATTTAAAAGAACTTCCAAGCTGATTACTTAATTCTTCAAATGCTTTAGGTTTAACATCAGGTTTTATACTTTCAGTGGACGGTAGTTCTTTTTTAGATCCACTGCTATAAATCACCATTTCTTTCTCAGCAGTTGTCATTTCTTTAATAGACTTATCAGTTACTTTAGATTTATCAGTTTTTTCAGGTTCTTTTGCACCGTGCTCCTTCATAAACTTCTTTTCGGCTTCTAATGCTTGCGCAACTTGGTTTGCATGAGCTTCTTGAGCGGTTTTATTTTTAATTTCAGCATGTTTAGCTTCTTCTTCAGCATGAAGTTTTAATTTACCTTTAGTTTTGATTAAATCATCTTCGTAACTGAGTGCTATTTTTGCAACTTCTTCTTTTTTCTTAGCTAAACGTTCTGCAGCTTCGGCATTTGGCTTAGTATTAGCTGCTTTCATTTGTTCGTAGTCAAAAGATGCGTTTTCTAATGCTTCTCTTTTCTTTTGTAACGCCATTCTTGCAGCAGATGGGCCTAATTTGTCTTCAGCAGCTTTACCTGAGTCACTAAGATCCATCTGTGACATACCAATTTTAGAAATATCACCAGAATTCATTGATTGTTTAAACTTAGCTAAGTTTATTAAGCTTTCGTCTAACTTTGAAACATCTGGAGCTTTAGGTTTAGGTAGTGGAGCAATTGTAGTTTTAGGTTTTTCAGCATTTGCTATTTTAACTTCAGTTAATGACCCTGATACTGCTTTGCCTAGGTGTTCAAAATTCTGATGTAATGCAGTAATAGCCGATTCTTCTAGAGACTTAGGTAGTTTAATTGCATCTAGATTAGGAGTAGTAATTTTTGGTGGTTCTTTAGGGGTAGCTGGTTTAATAAGTTTGTTAAATTGTTCTCCTAATTGTGCAATAGATTGTTGTTCTACAAACTTAAATTGATTTTCAGCTGGTTTTACTTCTGCTTTAGGTGGCTCAGCAGGTTTTACTTCAGCTTTAACCTCTGCTTTAGGTGGCTCAGCAGGTTTTACTTCGGCTTTAACCTCTGCTTTAGGTGGCTCAGCAGGTTTTACTTCGGCTGGCTTAGTTTGAGGAGTTGCTTTTTCAATTGCTTTAGTAACAGTTTCGTGCATTTCTTTTGCTTGTGGAGCAAATGTAATATTTTTAAATTTTTCAGCAATATCAGTAAACTGTTTAGCAACATTTTTCATTTCAGTATTAATATCTGTAAATGTTTTACCTAATTCAGTTAATTGCGGAGCAGCAGGTACTGTTTCCGATGTGGTTGTAGGAATTTTAATATCAGTAGTACTTGGAGATGGTGTTTTTGCTTGTTTTTGATCAGCTGATGCTACACCAGGTGGCATCATTTGCTGTACAAACCGTTTCATTTGATCTTCATTAGCTACAATTTCGTTACCATGAAGTTCTGCAAGCTCACCTTTTGGATCAAAGTGCGTAAACATGTCTTTAAATCCGCCACCACCTGATAAGAATTTTTCAAAGTCAGGAGTTCCGTCAGCAAAATGATACTTAACTGGAGATGCACCTGTTTGTTCTGGAGTTAATGTTGGAGTGTTTTTATGTGCTTCAATAGCTTTTTGATGAGCAGTAGATAACGGAAGTGATGCTTTAAATCCATCAGTAATTTCCTTAGCCATGTTACCAGGTGTAGCTTGTTCCTGTGTTCTAGGTCTAAGTGCATTATTAATACCATCAAAAGTTCCAATTAGTTTATTACCACTGTCAACTAGCCCACCAAACATTTTAGATGCACCTGCAGACATGTCTTTTAATGTGCGATCGGCTTTGTTTAGTGTAGTATCAAGCTCTGCACCTTTAAATTTTTCACCTTTTTCGTCTAATCCTTTTTGTGCATTATGAGCTTCTTCACGAATCATTCGTCTAGCAGTAGCTTCGTCGATATTATTACCTTTATTTCTCTCTTCATCAATTTTTGTTTGAATCTGAGGTAATTCTCTATTGTTTGTTTGTGCTTCGATTGCTCGTTGTGTAACACCGCCTGAGCCATATTGCACCATATCTTTAAAGCCATCAGAATTTTGCCATCTATCAACAGCTTCTAATGCTTTTTGCATTTGGATCTGTGCTGCAGCTTTTTGTTCTGGAGTGTTTGCAGATTTCATTGCTTCTGCAGCTTTTTGCAATTCTGGACCAGCGTCGCCCATTGCAGCCATAGATTCTGCGCCTTCTTTAGTACGCAAACCGCCTGTGAACGTTTCTTGGAATACTCGTTTAGCAGCTTCTGGCATGCCTGCCATGTCTTGCATGGATTCATTAAATCTATTACGAGCATCTTTGTCTAATCTTGATAATGCAACTTGGACAACTGCATCTTCATTACGTTTTCTTAAATCATCTTCTTGCGCTTTCCTACTTAAACCAGTTATTCGAGTAGTTTCATCCATTGCTGCGGTCATTCGAATAGCAGAATCGATTGCAGCATTTTTAGATTCAATATCTGACATGTCAATACCGCGTTGACTGCCCATTGCTGCTTTAGCTACCTCAGTAACGTCTTCAGTTTGAAGTCCAAATTCTTTTAATTTGTCAACTACATCAGATTCTTGTAAACCTTTAGTAAATTCTAAGAAGTTTACTTGTGATCGGTTCATAGTTGAACCTAAACCATTTAGTTCAGTTGCATTTCTTTTAAGAATATCACCGTATTCTTCATGTGTTAACCTTGCACCTTTAACTAACCGATCCATGTCAGCTAAATTATTATTAAAGTTAGATCCGTATTCACCAAATTCAGTATTCTTTTTATGTGCATCAAGTACAGAGTCGCCAACTTTTTTGGTTAAATCACCTAAAGTTTTACCTAACAAGCCCCCATTGTTCTGTAATGCACCGGTAAGTACATGAAATCCGTCTGCTACTTTTGCACTACCTTCCCATACATTTTTAAGAGCACCGGTTGTTGCGCCTACCATGTCTACAAATCTATCAACTACGCCTGAGCCAGAGTTTGAACCTTGCGAGATTGGTG